GGGGCACCCTCTCCCACCGCAAACCAAGCTGGATGCGTTACACGCACCCGATTATTTGGTAACGCAACAATATTACCTGTCCACTCTCCTGCATCTAAAAGCTGTAAGACGTGGCTCTGCTTGTGTTGTGCAGGGTCATCACCAATCTCGCTTTCAGTGTAGTCTACAGTAAACAAATATTTAGCAGGAAACATCTGACCATCAATCTTGGCTAACCAAGGACACGGTGTAGCCCTGTCCAAAACATAAACAGAATGATTATGTGAGGAACAATCCCAAGGCTGTGCGTCATGTGTTGCCATGGGTTCAGGCCATTCTTCTAAAGGTATATCTGCAACCAAGGCAGTTATAGGCATCCTGGCCCACATCGCACCGCCGTGAATTGTATCTTCCTCCTCGTCTTCAGCTTCACATCCCGTGAAGATTACTTGAAAACTTAGAGATCTATTCGGTATGGTTGTAACTGCAACCACCATCGCATGGAGAAACTCGCCGTGATATTTCTCATGATTATGGGTGTACTCACGACGAACCCAAGCCTTAAAATAAGGTATATTGCTTTGTAGGTATGGCATGGGACTCTAGAATATTCTTACTTTTCCGCCGATTACGCCGCCTTTAGACATCATCTTACCACCAAGACGATATCCTTTTTTCATTTTACCGCCAGCTTTATAACCTTTAGTCTTCATCTTACCGCCAGCCTTATAGCCCTTGGACTTCATCTTACCGCCAGCGGCATATCCTTTAGATTTCATCTTACCGCCAGCCTTATAGCCCTTGGACTTCATCTTACCGCCGCCACGGAATCCTTTCTTTTTCATCATGATTTTTTCTCCTTTAAAAAACTCTTACACCTCTGGTAGCCACTAAGCCACCGCCACTAGCCTTCCAACTTATTCGTTTAGAAGATTTCTTCTTTTTCGCAGCAGAAGTACACTGCGCCATTGTAGGTCTACAAGCGGGGTAACCTCTACGCTTTTCCCCTTTTTGCCGACCACAGGGTTTTCCTGTTTTACAGTCAACCCAACCCTTGCCTTGGTTTTGACCAAACCATTCACGAAGAGAATTCTTTGCCATTAGAATATCCTCGTAACCTGTCGTTTCTTTTCTTGCATAGCAGGTCCACAACCTGCAGCAATAAACCCACCGTTTTTGAGATTTCTTTTTGGGGGTCTTTTAGGATTATCGATAGCCGAAACTACACCGCCTTCAGCAGCCTTTTTAGAGTTGCCCCAGTTAGCAGCACCAACTTTTCTACATTTAGAAAGTGCCCCTGAAGCGTATGCGCTGGGCCACACCTTGTATCGGCTTTTTACTTTGTGATAACATGCGTCTTTTTTTGACTTCTTTTTTGCCATTAGTTTGCCTCCGAGGTGACTTGGATACTTGGAATGATATTTGTCCACGACTTATCAAAACTAAACTTCCTTTCTGTTAGTTCCTCTACAGACTGCACTAGATGATCTATTTTTACATCCATAACCTCTGTTCTCTTATCTACACTAACAAGCGTAGTGATCATCCAGATAAGACCAACAGATGAAAGGGATAATCCCGCGCCCCAAAATAAAAGCTGTACGTTCTTATCCACTTTAATCACCACTCTCTACAAGACCAATACCTGGCCTTTAGTTTATCCAGTGTGCCTTTATCACAGCCATGACGAGCACGAAAAGATTTTCTCGCTTTTGGATTAGACTTTCTGATCTTCATATTAGCGTCACCGAAACGAACAATCTTTTCTTTGCCCTTGTCGCAAGCTTTTACAACAAACTTTTTACCGCCAGAAACTTGACGTTTAGGCTTGTTGCATTTCATCTTGGCCTTGTCGATCTTAGCCATTTAGCTAATCCCTATGCAACGTCGTCCAGTAATGCACAAACAATGCATGTTGCTGTTGCTGCTGCCGCCGCTGTTGGATCATAACCAATCGCATGTACGCCAGAAACTGTTGCATTTGGAAATCTACCATAGAAAGACTGGTTAGGACTAATCTTAACCGCATCATCTGTAGTGTTTGCCACAGTGCCACCATCAAAAACAATGTAAATGTCATTAGCTGCATCTGTATTTTTAATATAAATGAACTCTACCTTGTCAGCGGCGTCTACAGCCGTTGGTGCGGTATCATCATCTACTGCTGTATAGTCAGTGAAATAACCAGCAATTAAATCTGTACTAGCGTTGGAAACAGAAGTTAGTTTGTAGTACCACTTATCGTTCGCGTCTTTTGGTGAAACAGTGGTTGTGGCTTCGATAGTCTTAGCTATCTCGTCCGGTAAAATCGTAGTCTTCATGACTACTGTAGCTGCGTCAGGCATGTTTTATCTCCTTTACACTCACCCGAAAAATCCAGTTATCGAAGTGATGTTAGTTAGGGTTACATGGCAATCATCCTCAAAGATGATACCATGATCGGGTATCGTTACTTGCGTGTCATCCGAGGTGTTGAACACCATGTCTAACAGCGTTGCTCCACCGCTACCGTTTTTGAAAACTACTTGAGGGGACCCGCTTGAGGCTGTCTTTACATAGAAAGCCTTTAAACGAGTCCTGCCTGTGTGTAAATCTCCAGTGGCAGTAGCTGTCTTTGTAAATATAGAAGCAGCCATGTGTTAACTCCTACTAACCGAGGTTATTGTTTTGAGCGTACAAAATAGTAATTCTAATCTCACCCGCAGATGTTGCAGCAGAATTTGTAACTGTTAAACGAATGTCTGCCGTTCCCGTGTCTTCCCAAGCTAACGCACCACCAGACTCAGTAGTTGGATATTTGCGTCCAGCGGTCGTACCAATGCCAAAGGTGTTGACAAGTGTTGTTGCACCACCAACAGTGTCTCCGACACTTATGTTTGTAGCTCCGCTTGCCGCTGTTATAACGTCAAGAACACAATCAATGATTTGAGAATTTGCTGGTATAACCACATCTGTGACAGATGCTGCTAATGCGCCACCAGATAAGTCTGCTGCAAATGTTTGAGACATCACAACCTGACCAACGTTAGCTATATCGCTACCTAGTGTTGTACCTGTAGTATGTTTAATTGGTCCCGCTTTAATAGGACCTGAAAAAGTTGTTGTACCCATGTCGATCTCCTGTCTGGGTTAAGTCAGTGACCCCATGTCACTGTCAGGGATATCGATACTATACCACAGGAAATATAAAAAGAAAGGGGCAACCGAAGTTGCCCCCAACATACAGGAAGAAATCTTTATGAAAAAAGATAATCTATTGTACCATATTTTATGCTCCGGGTGAACCGAAAACACATCGTGGATCTGAGAACCCAAAGCTGTAACGCTCACGAGCCTTGAATCTCATGTTGCCAGTATCGAAGTCAGCTTCCATACCAGTGGACATTGGCGTACGCTCAAAGTGGACAAATCCACGAGGTGCGTCTGTCATGATGAAGAATGCATCTGGATCAGTTAGGAAGTCGTTAACAGCATAGCCGTTTGGCAACATACCCATTGATCTTAGAGCATTTACGTCATTGTCCGCTGTACCAACACGTAAGTTAGATACCATCAAACGTTCAGCAACAAATTGCAACTGACGTGGAATGAGTAACTTTGTGCCGCGTAAAGCAACTTTGAGACCACGCTCATCAACAAAACCTGCGATATTGATCAAAGCATCTTCAAGAGATGTTTCGTTCAAATCAGCCGCAGTTCCTGGCTCGTTAGCAAACGTGCCACCGCTTGTTAATGGGTGAGACGCATCACACAATGCAACTCCGTCGCCACCAGCAAAAGCACCTGCTGTGAAAGCGTTGTTCAGAATTGAAGCAGCTTTAACCTGCTTTGTGTGTGCCATTGAACGAGCCAACGCACGAGTATAACGTGAACCGAGACGATCATATAGATTGTCTTCCACTGCTTCTTCAGTAATTGAGAAAGCAAGTGCCACAGTCTCG